GACAAATCTTCTCAGAAGGTATCTCAGTAAACATTCTTAGCTGCGTTATTTTAGCTGCGCCTACCGCTAACGATTCTTTGCTAGAGCAAATTATCGGTCGTATCATGCGTCAGTGTCCAGGTAAGCTAGATCCACTAGTAGTGGATATGCAGTTTAATGGGCCTAGTGATAAACGCCAGAATAGAATGCGTTCAGACTTCTACAAGCGGAAAGGCTGGATCATTGAATGAACATTAACTATTGGGACTGTAAGTTTGAAGAGTGTGATGATTACTATGATGAGGATGAGGGACAGGTATGGATGTATGCGTGTTCCCATCCTAAAAATAAAGATAAGTACTGCTACCTAGACAATAAGTGGGGTAGCGGTAAAGATAATTGCATTCTACTGGACAATGATGAACAACCAACTGAATAAAGAGTTCAATAAGGCATTTCTTAACTCTGATTGTACCTGGTTAGCATGGCTTGGTATGCCTATGTTATATGACTGGGGTCTATGTGTTAATAGGGAGCCTGAAGAAGTTGCTTACTCTAAACTACACAGGGGCAGCTTGGAAGTATAGCTTGAGCAATGTTAAAAACACATTATAAAATTTGCACTTGACCCTAGGTGTCAAAAGTGTTATAATAGTTGCTTAGAAGGAAATTCTATGATATTTTTCAATATGCAAATATTAGAGGAGCAGTCACTATGTAATAATGCCAAAATGTTAGCTTTACTAACTCACCATTATAACAAGAAAACCATACCTAGTAAGTATGATAAGTTTCCACCCTCCAAAAAGCCGTTACACGGTCATTCATTTTTAGTAAATCCTAGAGACTTTTTAGCAGACAAGAATACAGATATTATTTATAAGATCCAGTATTTGAAACTTGCTTCAATGAGAGACTACTTACTATACAGACAGTATGGCTACAAAGCCTTACAAACATCATTTTACCCAGACTTAAATTGGGAAAATATTAAACACAACCCGCTGTTAGTTATCACACCGACAGAAATTAAATTCATTTACGAAGAGAAATAATATGGCACTAGATTTTAAAAGCACTAAAGGTAAAGCACAAAAGAACTCACATGAGGCATACACATATAAGGACGGTGAAAACACTGTTCGTATTGTAGGAGGTATTCTCCCTCGTTACGTCTATTGGGTTAAGGGCACTAATAACAAGCAATTACCCGTTGAGTGCTTAGCATTTGATCGTGAACTCGAGAAATTCAATAACAAAGAGCACGATTGCGTACAGGAATATTACCCAGAACTTAAGTGCTCTTGGTCTTACAGCTGCAACTGTATCGCTACAGTTGACGGCGTACAGAAAGTAGTTGTTCTTAACCTGAAGAAAAAGCTATGGGAGCAAATCTGTTCCGCTGCTGGTGACTTGGGTCTTGACCCTACAGACTTCGATGAAGGCTTTGACATTGTGTTCAAGCGTTCTAAGACAGGCCCGCTGGCATTCAACGTAGAGTACACACTTTCTCAGCTTAAGCTGAAGAAGCGTCCTCTGACTCCAGCAGAGCGCGAGCTTGCTGTAGCTGCAATGTCTATTGATGAGAAAATGCCTCGTCAGACTCATGCAGAAATCAAAGCACTACTTGAGCGTCTGAAGAAAGGCGTTGAAGAAGAAACTACTGACGCTGACCCTAGCGTTGACCATGAGGCAGTTGCTGATCTATAATTAATTACGCCGCTAGAAGTGCAAGCCTCTAGCGGCTTTTTACCTTATGAAGATACTATTCACAGCGGATATACATATCAAGCTGGGACAGAAGAATGTGCCAGTTGATTGGGCTAAAGCTAGATACAATCTGCTGATAGCTAAACTTACGAAATTACAGGACGACTGTGATTTATTTGTCATAGGTGGAGATATATTTGATAGACTTCCTACAATGGAAGAACTAGAGGTATATTACGACCTTATTGACCAGATTCGTGTCCCATGTATCATTTACCCAGGAAATCACGAATCTCTAAAGAAAGATACAACTTTCTTCACCTACCTTAAACGTAGTACTACTAGATTAAACCCCAAAGTACAGGTAGTAGATGATTATTTTAGCACTAGCGAATTTGACGTAATCCCTTATAATAAGTTAAAAGATTATGAAAAGAATACAGATAACACGTTTGTTAGCTTACATAATAAAGTTTTATTCACCCACGTTAGAGGAGAGATTCCTCCTCATGTTAAGCCTGAAGTAGACTTAGACATATTTGACAAATGGAAAGTGGTTTTAGCAGGAGATTTACACAGTTATGAAAACTCTCAAAGAAATATTCTCTACCCCGGCTCTCCGGTTACTACTAGTTTCCACAGGTCTAGGGTGGATACTGGCGTCATTATCTTTGACACTAGCACAGCTACTCACGATTGGGTTAAACTAGACTTACCACAGCTTATTAGAAAAACTATTAAAGCGGGCGACCCTATGGTAGCGACTTCTCCAGACCATACAATCTATGAGATTGAAGGTGATATGGCAGAACTATCTAATATGGAAGATAATGACCTTATTGATAAAAAAGTGGTAAAGCGTTTTACAGATACGGCCTTGATCCTAGACCCTAGCCTGACCCTAGCTGAGGAAGTAGTAGAGTACCTAACCTACATCTTAAACTTAGACGCTAAAGTAGTTGACGAGTGCGTGCAGCTACTTAATAATAATATGGAAAAACTGCATGATTAAGTATAAGACACTACGTTGGAGTAATGCTTTCTCCTACGGCCCAGACAATGAATTAAAGCTAGATGATAGCTCACTAACGCAGTTGCTAGGTAAGAACGGTAATGGTAAAAGCTCTATTGCGTTAATCTTAGAAGAAGTACAGTTCAATACAAACTCTAAAAAGATTAAGAAGGCAGATGTACTTAACAGGTATACTAAATCTAAGAATTACACTATTGAATTGGACTTTGAAAAAGATGGCGTACCTTATACTATCTCTACTGTTCGCACTGTTAGTGCTGGTACTGTTAAGCTACTTTGTAATGGCAAGGATATCAGCTCTCACACGTCTACTGGTACATACAAACAAATTGAACAGGTACTTGGATTTGACAGTAAGACCTTCTCACAGATTGTTTACCAGAGTTCAGTTTCGAGCCTTGAGTTCCTTACGGCCACAGACACGGCCAGGAAGAAGTTTTTAATTGATCTACTTAACTTAGGCACGTACACCCGAGCGTCAGAAGTATTTAAAGAACTTGCTAGTAATCTTAGCAAGCAAGTTGACGTAGATCAGGCAAAGTTAGCAACCGTTCAGGCGTGGCTAAAGAAATATGCTAACGAAGATTTAGCTATTAGAGAACTTGAAGAAGAAATAGCTGCCCCTACTTCCATAGTTGAACGTATTACGCTGCTTACTAATGATCTTGCTAATATAGTTACTACTAATAAGAAAATCTCTCAGAATAACACTTACAAAGGTATTCTAGACTCTATAGATATTAGTGTGCCATATACGCTGCCTAATCATCCATTGCTAAAAGAGTGGACTAGTGATTTGACCCTAGCTAAGCAGAAGTTGAAAGAAGGCTTGGCTCTGACTAATAAGCCGCACACTAAAGTTATTAAGTGTCCTACTTGTGCTCAAGATATGGATAACTCAGTAATGTTTACTAGACTTACTACTTTTGAAGCTGAGAAGCCTGAGCTATTGCTAAAGATTGAACAGCTAGAGTCTAACATTAAAGCAGCAGAAGTGGCTAACAAACTTTATGCTGAATATGATCGTAAGTTGCAGGATTGGGAAAAGTATCATGCATTGTATGATACTACAATGTCTACTGTACCGCTTAATGCTGATGAACTTAAACGAGAGATTGATTCTTTACAGACTAGTGTAGATGATATTAATATAGCTATACAAGTAACTCGTAGACGTAATAAAGTTATCATTGAACATAACTCTAAAGCTAAGGTAATATCCGAACAGCTTGAAGAAATGAACAAAGATGCTAAAACACTATCACAGGACTTAGTTCTAAAAATTGATGAACTATCAAAGCTACAGATACTGGTTAAGACGTTTAGTACTACAGGTTTAGTAGCCTATAAGATTGAGTGCTTAGTCAAAGACCTAGAAGAACTTACTAATGAGTATCTAGGTGTATTAGCTAATGGCAGATTCCAACTTTCATTCGTTGTTGTATCGGATAAATTAAATGTTGTCATTACAGACAATGGCCGTGATATTGATATCGTTGCCCTATCTTCTGGTGAGCGTGCTCGCGTTAATGTTGCTACCTTGTTGGCTATCAGGAAGCTCATGCAGGCTCTGTCTAATAGTAGAACAAATCTGCTTATTCTGGACGAAACCGTAGAAAACTTAGACGCTGAAGGTAAAGAAAAATTAGTAGAGGTACTATTAGAGGAAGAATCATTAAATACCTTCCTTATTAGTCATGGCTTTAGCCACCCATTGTTGGAGAAAATAACAGTGGTTAAGGATAATAACATATCGAGGATAGAATGATTCACTTAAACTATAAGTATAGAAATAAGAATAGCCCTAATGATCTAGTTAGAATTAGTAGCATTGAGTATGTAGACGGTGTTAAAACTGTCATATTCCACAGACAGGGTAGAACTAATACATTTGAACTACCTATTGAGATGTTCGAAAAGAACTTCGAAAAAGTAGAGAATGGTAACCAGTAATACTAAAGGTGCCTATGGAGAAACTGTGATTCGTGATAAGCTAAGAACTTTGACCGGATTACAGTTTGAAAGAGTACCTAGTTCGGGAGCCTTAGACCCTAAGCATGGATTAAAAGGCGACCTTTACCTACCTAATCAAGCTAATAAGTACGCAATAGAAGTAAAGAACTATGGTGAAGATCATCTTACTAGCAAAGTCCTTACATCTACTAGTCCTCAATTACTTACATTCTGGGAACAAACAGTTAGGCAGGGAATACAGGTAAATAAAACGCCATTATTACTGTTTAAATTTGATAGGTCTAAGATATTTGCGGCGTATGAAGATATGCCTTCCCATGAATACAGCCACTTCTTTGTTAGTGCTAAAGGGTACAACTTTTATGTTTCTCTAATGGAAGACTGGATTACACACGAAAAGCCTAAATTTACATGAAAACATTTAAAGATATAAACACTACAGAAG